GACCACCGTATCGTAATACCCTATAATGCCTTGAAACCCGCTAAATTACAAGCTTTAGGAACATATCGAGACTTGTGTTTCCGCGGTCAAACACGATGTGGTCAACGACATTACGCATCATGTTTCCTTTCTGGACGTAATCTGCGGAATCATCCTGTAAGACTGTAAGCAGAGCAGAAATGTTCTGCTTCATTTTTTTGTCCATTTCTTCTTTAGACATGTCGGTGTTTGAAATCGTCAGCAGTTTGATATTTTTTTCAATGGCTACACGTTCTTTCAAGAGCGCGGCTTTGTTTGCTTTGTATTCCTCTAATGAGTCAATCTCATTCAAATAGGCGGCTTTGATCCGCTTTTCTTTATTTTCCACTTTTTGTAACTGCTTTTCAAGATCCGCGAGTTTGGAGTCTGCATCAGCGGAGGCAGAGGAGATTACCGTATAAACGATTGCAGGAGAGTGCAGGATGCTTTCCAGATATTCAATCACCATTTTTTCAATGGGGTGGATGCCTATGTAGTGCGATTCGTTGCAAAATCCCTTTGTGTATTTCCAGCATTGGAAACCTCTGCTGTTTTTTGTACCGGAATATGCAAGCGTGCCACCGCAGGAGGAGCAGATCAGCAGGCCACTCAGCCAGTGTTTGGCGGTGGATACATCTCTGGACTTTGCTTTTCGCATATTCATGGTAAGGTGTTTTTTGATTTCTTCCAGTGTGGCTTTATCCCACAAAGGTTCCCAGTTGCCTTTGGTGTATATAACTTCATCTGCCGGTTTTAGTTGTCGCCCTCGGTCCGTATAGTTCCACCGGGAGATACCGGCATAAAACGGATTTTCCAGTACATAGCGCACGCCGCGAGCATCCCAGAGGTTTCCATGTTTCGTGCGGTAGCCATGCTCGTTGAGTTTTCGCGCAATCTGCAGCAGGGAAGAGCCAGAGAGCAGCAGATCTTTCATCATGATCGGGATCTGTACGGTTTTCGGATCTTTTTCCGGAGGTTTTTTATTGCCCGGGGACTGGTAGCCGATCGGGGCATCCCCTTGATAATGTCCACGTAGCGCATTTTGTGTCATGCCGCGCATCACTTCCCCGGACAGGCGGATCGAGTAGTATTCGTCCATCCACTCGATGATCCGCTCGATCAGGGAGCCAAACGGTCCGTCGATAAGTGGCTCGGACACACTCACCACATCGACGTTGTTCTTTTTCAGGAGTGATTTGTACACAATGGATTCCTCCTGATTCCGGGCAAAACGGGAGAATTTCCACACGATGATCGTATCGATCGGGTGCTCTTTGGACTTCGCCAGCGCAATCATCTGTTGAAATGCAGGACGTTTGTTTGCTTTCCGACCGGAGATCCCGTTATCCTGAAAAATATATTCCATGGGGATATCGGTGTGGTTGGTTTTCGCATAATCCATCAGCAGACGAAGCTGCGCATCCGGGGAAAGTTCTTCCTGCTTGTCGGTGGATACACGGATGTAGATCGCGCCGGTTTTGCGTTCAGATAAGGTTTCTTTCATAGCATATGCACCTCTTTCTCTATATTGTATTGGTTTTTGGGTACAAAAATAACAGCTCACATCAAACGGATGTTCCGCTTGCGTAGCTGCTCCGAGAATGATACAATGTGCTTGTCTAGGGCATTGTATCTTCGGAGCAATGTTGACCGCTCTGGTGTTCCAGCACTGGAGCGGTTTTATATTATTTTATTATTTGTCAGATATGTGTAATTCATAAGAATTTGATTTTTTAATTCTTGTAATAATGCCTTCATTTTCGAGATCTTTTATCATTTGTTGGACACTTGATTTAGAAACAGATGGCAATCTAGTATAGATGTTTTTTTGAAGTATTCCGTCGTCTTCCTGAATTATTTGTATAATTTTTGATATAGTATTGCGTTGTTGAATCTCAGAATTTATGCATTCTTGTATCATATCTGCATATGAAAAACAACTATTGTTAGAATTATGTAGATATTCATACATGTCTTGAAAGTAAATAGTTCCGCCTTTTCCTTTTGAGTATGCATATTTTTTTGCTTTTTCAAAAGCAATAAGAGCTTGATTTAATAAATCTACACGTTGTGATGAATCATCGGTCTGATTTGCAGATCGATATAGATTTTCAAACTGATTTACAAGAATGGAAAATTCTCTGTCATGCGTTTGCATAAATTCAAAAGCTAATTCTTCTTCCTGTTCTGTTCTGTGAAACTTTGGATTATTGGAGTCTTTTTCATTTTGAACAGCATTTTCATACCCTAATTGCATAAGGTACGGAATTTCTTCATCTGAAATTAGAGAACCATCTGTGTGAGCGATGAAATTCTCGGTTTCTATATATTGGCTAGAAGGTGTTTCTTTTTCGATAGTTGTATTTTTAACAGGTGTGTGTTTCCTCGATTGATTGTTAAAAGCAATCTTTAATAAAATAATACCAATTACCAAAAAGATCAAAATAAACGATATGTATAGAACAAGGTTAGATTGATCGGAAAAACAAGTTATTATGCCGCCAAAAGAACCAAAAAGAAATATTATTCCGAAAAATCCACAAAGCAATTTTATAATAAATGTTAGTATTTTTCTCATTTTAGCTACACCTTTATTTTATAATTTTTTAAATTTCATAATTTCTTCACAATATCCTGCAATTCTTGCTATTTGACTTATAGGTACGCCCGGATTTTCTAAAATTAATTCGTCCGGTATAAGTAGCTCAGCGGCGAATGTGTTCGCTTCGTTTTCCATCTTATTGATTGAAAATAGGGTTTTTGATCTCAAAAATGGAGTCGATGCATTGGGATGTAAAATAGCATGTCCTAGTTCGTGAGCACATGTAAATTTTTGCATATTATCATCTAAATTGGCATTAATATGTATCTGTTTCATTCGTAAAGGCTTATTATAATATCCATTAATTGTTCCAAGTTCTTCGTAAAATATGGATATATTCATGCTATCAGCTAATTCGAAAGGATCATCTGTGCCATATTTTTTTATTAAATTATAGACTATTTTTTGAATATCCAAAATAGAGATCACATCCTATTCATTCGTTCTATATTTTTTAGGTGTAAACTTTTGTTTAGCATTGATCTTGGCAATCTGTAAGCTATGTTCAAGACTCACTTTTAATAACTCTCTTGTTTCATCATCTAATGGTTGTCCAGAAAACATCAGTGTTTTTTGAGATTCTTCTAAATCTGCAAGTGTGCTTTCAAGGCGTTTAGCGATATCACGTTTGTCTTTCGAATTCAAAGTGGTGTTTTCTTCAACTGTTAAATCAGAGTTTGCCATGTCATTCATATCAGCATGGAATAGAGTGGCAAGTTCTTTTAATTTTTTTACAGGTGGTTCAGATACTCCAGATTCCCATTTTTGTATTGTTGTATATGACTTGTATCCGAGCATTTCAGCTACATAATCTTGCGAAAATCCATTTTTAATTCTTAAATATCTTATATTATCTCCAAGTCCCATATGCGTTCTCCTTTCATGGCTATAGAATACTATGAATAAGAAAAATTTTCAAGCATAATTGCAAAAAATATATAAAAACTTGAAAAAAAATCAAGTTACCTATTGACACATGAATTACTTTCATGTATGATGTGAACATGAAAATAATTCATGTAAAGGAGGCGAATAAATGGCAAGTGAGGAATTGCAGTTTACTATAAAGGAACTGCGAGCAAGAAAAAATGAGACACAAAAGCAAGTAGCAGATAGCGTTGGAGTATCAGCCCAAACATATAATTCATGGGAGAAAAGTATTTCAAATGTTTCTGTAAGTAAAGTGAATGCGCTTGCAAAACATTTCGGTGTCAAATTGACACAAATTTTTTTGAATTAAACATGAAAAAAAATCATGTATAAAGAAAGGAGATGAGAGAGTGAACGAAGAAAAGAGCGATAAAGTGAGATATTTCATAATTGGAATATCCATCATATTAAATTCTGTCGGAGTTATAGCAAATTCAATTGCAATAATAATGAGATTATACCAGTAAATGCTGATATGAATGCAAAAATCATTCCAACGATGCCAATCCAATTATTTGACCACCATTCAGATTTACTCTTTGACTGGACATATGCTTTTCCTTGGTCTGTTATGTGGTAATCAGAGTATTCGGCTTGGTAGCCGTTTGGATATCCAAGACTATCCCGTTTAATATAGTTTGAATCTATAAGTGCGGAAAAAGCATCATCTGGAAGGTTTTTAATTTCATCATCAGTAAGAGAGTAGTTTTTGTTGAATAATTTTAATATTTTGTATGAATCTTTTGAAATCATGTTGTTGGCTCCTTTTATTCTTAAGCATAATATCACAATTATATGGCAAATGGAAGGATAACACGGATTAGAGAGGACACAAAGAGCAGAAAATTAGGCTACAAAAATAATATTTCATATTGTGAAGGAAGGAGGATGAGAGAGTGATACATCATTACATTACCAAGTATAGAGAAAATGGAGTTCGATATGCAGAGGCATGGATTCAGATAAATATACTTGGCAAGGCAATATGTTTTTGGAAAAAAAGAATCGCAATTTGAGAGCCACTTAGAAAGTGACTCTCGGGAAAATTAAATTTTTTCCCATTTACGACCTTTTTCCTGTGTTGGTGGAAGACGGTCTCCTGGGTCAATAGTTACTTGGCGTGCATGAGGTACCTCGCCGCCACGAGGACCAACTTCGCGGTATTCGCCTTTTGGTAAATTATCGGTTCCAGGTTTATGGAGTTCTTTACCCATAGTAGTATTCTCCTTTCATGATACTCGGACGCGGTAACGTCCTGTAAGGAGATTATATCACAAATGGAAGATACAGAATTTAAGAACTACGTACAGGCACAGTTAATAACCTATTAACAGGAGGTGGGCTTATGGCAAGATATCCAAAGAAAGCTACATACAGAACCTTTGTGATCGATTCTAAAACCGGTGAATGGAAACAAATTGATCCCAAGGATATACCTCAGAACAAAATTGATGAGTTGTGTGACAAGTTTGCGCTTGGAGCAGGTTATAAGCGCGTAGAGTAGCCACTGCGGTGGCTGTGCGGACAAGCTATAAAGGAGAGAACATGAAAAAAAGAGTTTTTGAAATAGGAGTCGCAATTATGATGTTTGGTGCAACTGCGATGGACTCGGAAGGAGTTGGCTGGATAATTGCCGCAGGAATGGTAATTGCTGGCGCGGTGATCGCACATGTGGCATACACACTCGAGAGAGTGGAAAGAGAGCGGAAGGAAACCGAGCACCGTATACAGCAGCTACGGAAAGCCAGTTGAAAGGAGAAAAATGCACATCAGTGGAATAAAGCGTATGTATCCGCAATATCCGAATAAAGCTTCGAATCTCACGTACCCGCGAAAGGAAAAGAAAAATGATGGGGATTTCAAGGAAGTGTTGGATGTGGAAATAAAAAAGATGGAATCAGCCGACCAAAGCAATGATTCCATCTAATTGGGGGGTTGTTTCTCTCGGGAAACAAAAGAAAAATAAGCATTAAAAATGCTATGCCTTTATTTTGCAAGAAATATATTTAATGTGCAAGTGAAAAATATGAATTTACGTCAAATCGAATCGCTTGTAAGTGCGTATTTGCACTGCAAGGACGCAGAAAAGATTCTGAACAATGCAGGATCATTTATTTACACTGAAGCAGCGTGTCCGCTTATGGACGAGCCGATGGAGCAGATCTATGCGGCACTGATAGACGGACAGGATGATGAGACAGCGGACTGGATCTATGACCTGCTGCAAAAAGGTGAAGCAAAGGCAATTTATGATCTGCTGCAGGAAGGAGCCGATAATGGAAACGATCCCGGATAATTATGATTTCTTCCGGATGCATGAGGATGAGCAGGACAAATGGCTGGAACAACGGCCGGTGTGCGTCTGCTGTGGGGATCATATTCAGGATAATTATTGTTATGACGTTGGCGGAGAAATCTACTGTGAAGATTGTATGGTTTCATGCTTCCGGAAGGTGGTGTGATGTATTACAGACCCTGCCCCTATTGTGGGGCACATCTTGATCCGGGTGAACCATGTGATTGCCTGGAAAAGAAAAAGGAGAACAATAAAAACATCCTTGCAGCATATAGAAGTGGCAGGGACGGACAGATGGAAATGAAGTTGGAGGATATGATGTATGGCACTTAAATCGTGGGAAGAAATGCGCAAAATTGACGTAACTCCATATTGCCAGGAACGGGATGGAATGACGTATCTAAATTGGGCGAAATGTATTGATCTGCTGCATGAGAATGGTGCAAAGAAAGTTTACTGGTTGCCGATTCCGGATGAGGGAACGGGAAGTTCTTTGCGCATGGTTTCAAAAGATTTCACAGATAGTAAAGGAAATACAAATCGATGTTATGAGACACGAATTAAGGTTGTAATTGATGAAAATGAGTATGAAATGCAGTCGCCGGTGATGAATGGCTCCAATCCGGTCAAGGATAATTCCATGAGCCAGCAGAGGGTATGGAACAGTATGTGCCGGTCCTTTGTAAAGTGTGTGGCAATTCATACGGGGCTTGGATTTAACCTGTGGCTCAAAGAAGAAATGCAGCCTTTTAACAACATCATTCCTCGGAATGAGGAGAAGCCGAGCCCGGCAAATATTAAGATACTGAAAGACCTGTGCATCAAACATAAGGTGAATCTTGAATACTGGATCACGAGCAACGGAAAGACTTGGGACAGTTTATCAGTAGAAGATGTTGGTACAATGCTGAACAGTCTGAAATCGAAGTATGGTGATGACTGATGTATACGATGGTAGATGTGAAGCAGTACCGGGAAAACAGTGATGGAACAGATCTTGTTGTTTCCGTTCCGGGAATGAAACTTGGTGGTCTGCTCCAGAGAAAGAAGATCAAGAATGCAGAGATCCGCTTTGATGATGGGCGGCATATCTCTGCGGAGCAGAGGAAGAAAGCATATGCAACGATCCGGGATATTGCAGACTGGACAGGCTATCCACCGGAAGAAATGAAGGAACGGATGAAGTATGAGCATATGATCCGTACAGGAGATCCTTATTTCAGCCTTTCTAACTGTTCGATGGATACCGCGCGGGAGTTTATCAATACGATCTTGGAATTTGCTTTAGAGTGGGGAATCCCACTTTCAGACAATGCGATTGACCGGACGGATGATATCGGGCGGTATCTGTATTACTGCCTAATGCATAAAAAGTGTGCCATCTGCGGCAAGGATGGGGAAATCCATCATGAAGATGCAATCGGTATGGGAAATAACCGCCGGAAGGTGGATGATTCGGGTTATAAGAAGATCTGCCTGTGCAGGGAGCACCATACGATTGCTCACCAGATGGGAGTGATCCGGTTCCGGCAGATGTATAAGGTGTATGGAATTGTTGTGAAGGCGGAATGAAAATGACATTTGAAAGGTGGCGAGAAGTGCTGATTCGGGAGGTGGAGTGATTGGATGGCAACTACATAAAGCTGAGCCGCGGGCTACTGGAATGGGAATGGTACACAGATATCAATACAACCCGGCTGTTTATCCATATGCTTCTGAAAGCCAACTGGAAGGATGGAAATTTCAAAGGGACAACGGTTCCACGTGGATCGTTTGCCTCATCCATCGGGAAGCTGTCGGGCGAAACAGGGCTTACGGAGCGCGAAATCCGCACCGCAATTTCACATCTGAAAAAGACAGGCGAAGTGACAAGCAAAACGACAAACAAATTTACTGTATTTACAGTGGTTAAGTACGATTTGTACCAGACAACCGACAAGCAAAATGACAGGCAACCGACAGGCAACCGACATTCTAACGACATTCAAACGACAACAATAGAAGAAAAGAAAGAAGGGAAGAAGGAAAGAAACACACCCCCTATATCCCCCGTGGAACGGTTTGCAGATTTTGCCGCAGCCTATCCGAAAACCTGCATTGGTTATCTGGCAGAGACGGAATACTGCAATGCGGTTGATGCCGGAGTGTCGGAAGCTGGCCTGATTGCAGCGGCAGAGAATTATGCTATTGCCTGCCAGCGGAAAAAGACACCAGCCCGGTACATCAAGAACCCGGAGAACTTTTTGAAAGAAAACCTGTTTATGCAATACCTGGAAGGAGTGGATGATGGACCAGCAGATGAAAAACATGATCAACGGAATACTGGAGCGCGTGAAAAATCGCTCAACGAACTGCTTGAAGAACGAGGATGTTCCGGATGTTTCGAAGGGTTCTGATGTGTGCCCAGTCTGCAAGGGCAGCGAATGGATTCTGACCGAAAAGGACGGTATTGAAACAGCCGTGCCGTGTAAGTGCCGGGAGCGTGCGATCATGTTGCGGCGGCTACGGTTTGCGGATATCCCGGAAGCATTCAGGGGAATGGAACTGAAAACATTTCGGATGGATGTGTACCGGGAGCGGGACAGCAGGAAGAAAGTGTCGGATGCCTGCCGGATCATAAAAGCGTACCTCGGGGATTTTGAGAACCAGAGGGAGCAGGGGATGGGACTGTTTATCTGGTCCCGGACAAAGGGCAGTGGGAAAACAAGGATTGCGGCAGGGATTGCAAACGAGCTGATGAAAAGCTACGCAGTCAAATTTGCGGTATCACTGACCATCCTGCAGGAAATCAAGAATACATGGCGGCGGGACGCGGAATACAGTGAGAGCCGTTTGCTGGATGCACTCTACACCACAGATATCCTGGTCATTGATGATTTCGGAGTGGAACGGCCGGCAGACTGGATCAATGACAAGCTGTACCAGATCATCAATGAGCGTTATATAAACCGGAAAGTGACGATTTTCACAAGTAATGAATCTCTGGAAACGCTGCAGTATGATGACCGCATCACGAATCGGATCAAGGAGCGAACCTACCAGATCGCATTCCCGGAAGAAAGCGTGCGGGATCATATCGCAGAGCTGCATCAGGAGGACATGATCCGGAAGCTGATGGACGGTTGAAACACCAGCGAAAGCAAAAGAAACCACCATTGCAAGTGCGGAATTATAGTTATCACAAAAGCCATGTTCTTAACTTGCCGACACCGGGGCGGCAATCGCCCCATTACCAAAAGGGGTGAGAGAAATACATAAAAGCAATAAGGACAAACGTCTGGAGCGTGAAAATATAAAGCTGATCGGGCAGATCCAAGGATACGAAGATTCCAAGCCGGAATATCGGGACCCGAAAGCATACAAGAAATTTAAGGCAGAGCCTACTTACTACGGCAGTGGCAGGATTTGCAGCTATGGGGACAAGACGAAAGTCTGTGATCCGAGTTGCAGATTTTGGAACACCTGTGTAAAAGGGAGGAATGCTGGAAAGGAGAATAAATGCACAGAGTAACACAAAGGGCGCAACTGATACCGACGAGCGTATACCGCAAGGAACTTGCAAAGGCACGCCTTGGGGATAATGTTGCGAATCACATGGGATATATATTTACAGCAATCCTGTATGACAAGTTTGATATGACATTTAAGCAGGTTACGAACTTTTATAGTAAGACAGTTGAGCGTCGGATGGCATGGCAGGACGATGATAACGAAGAAGTCACAAACGAAAGCATGATGCAGTATTGCGCGAAAAAGAAAATTGATGTGGTCAAGTGGGTGAAGTCGATTCCGATGCCACAGAAGCTTTACATGGCGGACGTCCAGAAAGGGCGAGCAGTGCTTGGGGCTGACCGGAACATCGAGAGCGCACTTGCATCTACGATGTTCCTGACGATCCCAACGCTGAAAGAAACATACCGGTTTTCGAATGCCAAGAAAGTGGGTTGCGTATTACATTGATTCCTATTGGAGAAAACAGCCGAAGAGCAAAGAACACTATCTGTCCGATGCGATTATCCGGCAGACATTTATCGAGGATGAACATTGGGACATTGTTACAGGAGAGGCGGTGTAAAGATGAAAGAAGAATTATTGAAAATAGCACAGGAGAGCTTGTCTTCAGATGAGGCGGGTGAAATTGTTAAAAGAAAATTCATGAAGGCATTGGAAAGTGCAATTGAGGATGCTTTTCGCTGGGGAGATGCAAAAGCTGCCATTGAGAAAAAGGTAAAAGAAATCATGGTCCCATATATTGAGACTTATGATTTTTCAGAATATCTTCCTAAACTTGATTCTGTGTTAACAGAAATTGTTAATTCGGATTTCTGCATTGGCAATAAAAAGGTTTTGGAGAATTTTAAAAACCTTATGATAGAGCCGGAGCAGAAAGAAATCAAACTTACGGATTTATTCAAAGCATGGATTAAGCAATGCGAAAGGGATATCGACACAGACGACTTAGACATTGATTACGATGATGGCGTTTCTTATCAATCCGTGGATTGCGAAATGCGGTTTGAGCTGGAAGATAAGCCATCATGGAGCAGTATGCAAAGAGCAGTTATCACATTTGAAAATGAGCATGATGAAAAACTGAATGTTGAAATTCCTGTGTCAAAGTGGATATGGGATAACGGAAAAGAAGAACCATATAAACTTTCAGTATATAAGGACCTGACGATTTCATCGCTTAGAAATTTGAATGAATTTGAGGTCTTGCTTTTGAGATTATCCAGAGCCGGAACCGCAATCATTATTGATGAGGAATATGATGAAGGTTATATTCATCCAGAAAAAGAACCAGAAGCGTCGTTTAGTTAGGAGGCAGGTATGATCGAGTGTATGAGAAACGCGGCGTGTGAGCCGAAAACCAATGCAGACCGGATCCGGAACATGACGGATGAGGAACTGGCGAAGTATCTGCCGATGGTTTCTGACTTTATTTGTCAGCCTACGGAATAATGTATAAAAAATACTATTATGACTCATTGTGGAGAATGTGAAAAGACAGAAGAATGTGCTATGAAGTGGTTATGTGCAGAAAGTGAGGGCGAACATGGAGAATAGATTTTTATTCCGCGGCAAGAGGATTGATAACGATGAATGGGTACAGGGAGTGCCGAGTTACGGTGAAGATGGCAAGATTGAAGAAATTGAGGTATGGGATGGAGAGGACATTACTTTTTATCCGGTATTTCCGGGAACCATCTGCCTGTGCACTGGACGGACAGATCGAGATGAGAAATTGATATTTGAACACGATGTAATTGCTTATCTTGACACATATAGCACAGAAAGCGGATATGCAGAAGCAGATTGTGCCGGTGAAGTTGTGTGGGATGAAGAAACATTGTCTTTCCAAGTGACAAACAGATTATCTGCTGAAAGCTGGGAAGTCCTTGGCGGGGAATGTAAAGTGCTTGGAAATGCGATTGAACATCCGGAATTGTTGGAGGTGTAGGATGACATATCTCGTATACATGAATTACATGATGCTTGTTTTTATGTGCGACTATATGCAAATCCTTCCAAGTGAATTTATAGGAATCTTGATTATTTTGGGTTATGTGGCACTAGCCGTACACATTTTTTTGAAGGGCAAAAGAAAGGAGAAAGGAGAATGAGCGAAGAACTTAAACCATGCCCGTTTTGTGGTTGCCATGATCGCAGAGTAGGCGTGAGAAAAATGGGAAACAAAGGATATAGGATTATATGCGGTAAATGTGGATGTGCTGGTCCGTATGTAAAAATTAAAGAATTTCCTAACAAGATGGACGCGCAGGGAAAAGCAAAGGAAACATGGAACAGGAGGGTAAAGATCGAGATTGTGAAAGGCGGTGGAGTAGATGCGAAAACCGATTCCTAAATCCGTAAGGAAACAGGTGTATGCGAAATACGATGGGCATTGCGCTTATTGTGGCTGTGAAATACCGGAGAAAGGTTTTAACGTAGACCATTTGCATTGCCTTAGAAATTATGAATACACAGAAATAGACGTGCATGATATAAAAAATCTTATGCCGTCCTGTGGTTCGTGCAATCGGTATAAGTCAACGATGGACTTAGAGGACTTTAGAAAAGAGCTGCAAAAAATACCAGACCGGCTGAAAAGAGATGTGTGTACATACAACATTGCTCTGCGGTATGGCATGGTGCAGGAAAACAGAGAACCGATTAAGTTCTATTTTGAGAAAGTGGGTGAAGCGGATGCCTAAATGGAATGCAAGTGTAGGATTACAACTTACGATTGACTATGAAGATATAGAGGCAGACACAGAAACAGAGGCTATTCAAATTGCGAAAGACAGAGCATTGGAAGGTATTGATTATTACAACTGTGAGTGCGATACTTCCAATCCAATCGTATATTGCTGTTACAAGGAGGATTCGGATGAGTAGAGTGTTACCAATTTTATTCAACATGGAAATGGTTCGGGCAATTCTGGATGGGAGAAAGAGTTGTACGAGAAGAATAATTAAACCACAACCGCAAGGATATTTTGAAGTAAGCGAAGAACCGCTGTATATATATGATACAGACGGAAAACAAGGCAAAATTACACCACCATATCAGCCGGGCGATATCCTCTATGTCAGAGAAACATGGAAACAGGCACCAAATGGATATTATTACTATGAGGATTGGCAGAGAAATAATATTGCAGATGTTACAAAATGGAAGCCATCCATCCACATGCCGAAAAAAGCTACTCGCATCTGGCTTAATGCTACGGACGTGAGAGTGGAACGGTTGCGGGACATTACACCGGAGCAGATTGGCAGAGAGGGTGTAGAGGTTGAATATCCTCATGTGTTGAATGGAGAAGAAAAAAGATATGCGTTTTCGACTCTTTGGAACAGCACCATCAAGAAATCTGACATTGATACATATGGTTGGGATGCAAATCCGTGGGTGTGGGTTATCGAGTTTGATCGGTGTGAAAAACCAGAATCCTTATGAATCATCAGATAACCCTTGAAGAGTTAGGACTTATACCTTCATTGCAAAAGAAAACCAGCGCAACCATAATCCCATGTTACGACTGTATCTGCAATCACTGCGCCAATTGTGTTGAATGTGCAGATAACTGCACAGGTGAAATGGACGAGCCGTGCTTTGTGTGTGAGGATTGTAAAAATTATGACGGCAAGGGAAAGAATATGTGGAGGTGTGAGTGTAACAGGTATAAGATTACAAACTTATATGCAGAGAAAAAGAGAAAGAAATTTGAAATTGTGAAAGGAGTGTGAGATATGTCAAAAGCAGTGTTGGTAATGAATATGCCGGAACAGGTATGCCAGAAATGCACATTGTGCTATGAGACAGAGGATGACGAATATCTGTGCTGTGCGACAGGAAAACTTGTACCAGACGGAGAAAAAACGGATTGGTGTCCGCTCCGAGAATTACCGAAACATCGCCGCACGATCGGAAATGTAAGTGAAGGGGAAAAATTGTTAATGAACGCGGGGTTTAACGATTGCTTAGATGAAATTTTAAAATAAATCGAAAGGAGTAAGAGGTTTGCTGGCCGGCGTGAAAGAGCTCTTTACTCCGAGAAAAAATGGAATCAGTAAAAGAAAGAATGGAGAGACTTGGTGCTTATGAAAAGATTGCTTCATTTATGCAAAAAGAGAAGCAGGATTACGCTTTCAAACGAAAGTATGCGCAGATCAGAGCCAAGGAGTTTCGGGAAGAATGCGACAAGCGAGAGCTAAACTGCCATGTATCAGTAGGCGGATTGGATAGCATTATTTTATACATATTTCTCCATGAGGTGTGCGGAATTGATGCGCCAGGTGTGTCTGCATCGACTTTGGAAGATCGAAGCATCCAGAGGGTACATAAAGCAATCGGAATTATAAATGTGCCGCCGCTCATGCGGGATGATGGTACACGATGGACAAAGCCAAAGGTTATACAGGAATTTGGCTTTCCGGTCATATCCAAGGAGATCGCAGGGAAAATCGAATTGCTGCAGAATCCAACCGAGAAGAATAAGACAGTCAGACATGCGATCATAACCGGAGAGACCGGGGAATACGGTGGCTGGCAGAAGAATTCGAAGATGCAGCTTAATCAGCGGTGGTTAAAATTGTTCGGTGGGTACGAAAATGAAGCCGAAGGATGCGACTTTGGGAAACCGGATTTCTTGGTATCAGCCAAATGTTGCTATTACCTTAAGGAAAAGAATTGTGATGACTGGGGCAAGGAACATAATAGCGTCCCTTATCTTGGATTGATGGCATCCGAGGGCGGCAGACGTGCCAAGAGCCTGCGGATGAATGGATGTAATTACTTCGGGGCATCCACGATCAGATCAGCACCGTTTGCAATCTTCCACCGGCAGGATATTCTTACGCTTGCCTTGGAGATGGATGATCTCTGGAAGAACGGATTAAAGGAAAAGTATCGTGATGCCGGACTTGAAGCGGGGAGAATAACAGATTGCTTCCAGATGCCGGAATCTTTGATACCGGAGATTTACGGTACAATCGAGAAAAAGCCGGACGGTACATTGTATACAACAAAGGCACAGCGTACCGGATGCAGTATGTGTGGTTTTGGAATTCACATGGAGAAGCGACCGCATCGGTTTGATCTGCTGTATGAGAGCAACCCGAAAGAGTGGGACTATCTGATGTTCCACATGTGCAAGGACAAGGATGGCAATGACTATGGTTGGGCGAAGGTTCTGGACTACATTGGAGTTGGCTGGGACCCGACAACGATCGGCGGGAATTGTAAGGGGCAGATGCGTTTAGAGGATTTTATGCGATAAGTGGGCTTGAGGGGAGTCGAACCCCTCGGTGTCCAAAATACTACTCACACCTAGGCTCCTGAATCATTGGTTCCGTGCAACCCACACACACCCGCACCCGCTGAAACTTTTTGTAACGTTGAAAATATTGTCATAATCGTACCTCCTGAAAGTATGAATCTAAAATGCATGTTACCTTTTAGGTTGTTCGACCACATGACGGAGCAACAGGATAAAAACATTGTGAGTAGTAATGTATATGGCGCTAATTACAAACTTATAATAATTGTTTTTCGTATAGAAATCAAGGAAGGAGATAATTATGGTTAGACCTGATGGAGTTAAAAGTGCAAAAGTAATTCAGGTAATTGAAACAAAGGCAAAAAGAGGACTTGGAACAGAAAAAGACCCAGTACGTAATGTTGTTCAGTACTGGGACCTTGAAGGAAATTTCCTCGCTGAAATGGATACACAACTTTGCCTTTCTGCGATTGAACAAGAGGCAAAAGCGGTAGAAGAATCTATTTTGGCTCCATAGTTGCTGCATCTTCTGTAATCAGAATCATGCTAATGAAGTAAACGGTTGCTTGGATGAATGATTTCATATCACTCACATCTCGGTCTTCTTGCTTCCGGATATAGTGAGCTTCGTCATTGCCTATCCAAGCAGACCGAGTAGCTAATGTTTTTATATTAGGAGAATCAATAAAGTTTTTGATACAAGCTGCAAGTGGCATAGATTTGATTTTTTCTTCGGCATCCGGATTTTCATGTATTGCAAAATCTTTTATTAGGAATTCAAGGGATTTCCTGTAACCAAGACCTGCAATTTCATCAAGACCGGATGCTTCAGCAGCAAGAGCTTGATTATATATTTTGTCAAATAGAGGTGAAAGTTCAATGATATTTTTGTCAAAAACTGTTTTAGCAAATTTTATTGGCTCAACATAACGAAATATAGCTGAGTTATAGATAATAGCATTGTTGTATAAAGATGCATTTGAAATCAAATAGTGAGCAAAAAATGGAGAAACACAGTCTCTACAAAAATAAACAACACTAGCGCATGTAACTGAATCATCTAACTTATAAACACATGCAAAAAGTGGAATAGGAGCAAAAGATTTGTGGCACAAAGGACATTCGGCGATATCTTTATCATCAACTTTGATTGTACAATTTTTTGAATCAATCATATTTTTGGCATCTATAGAACGTAACATAAAAACCCTCCTTTTTGACAATATTTTACAACAGTCATAAGAAAATAACAATAAAAAGAAAGGAGCCGGAACCTATCCGGATAAAAGGCGCGCCGGGTTCCTTTCAAAAAATGACATATAGAGAATTCTTAGAAACAAAAATTGAGCTGGCTACAGACAGCGGGTTTGTTGTAAAGCCAGAAAAAGTAAACAAGGTATTGAAACCGCACCAGAGGGATGCTGTGGTGTGGGCGCTGAAAGGTGGCAGACGTGCACTGTTTGAAAGTTTCGGACTTGGAAAGACCGTGCAGGAAATTGAATTCTGCCACTTGGCGGCAGAGTATAGCGGCGGACGTGCGTTGATCGTGTTACCGCTTGGAGTAAAGCAAGAGTTCACGCATGATGCGGTGGAAGTGCTTGGATATGAAAAGCCGGAATATTGTCGGACAATGGAAGAAGTGGAGAAAAGCACAAGCCAGATTGTATTAACGAATTATGAGCGTGTCAGGGATGGGGATATCCGGCCAGACTACTTTGCAGCTACTTCGTTGGATGAAGCTAGTGTTCTTCGAAGTTTTGGAAGTAAGACCTATCAGACATTTTTGGATAAATTTAAAAATGTGCCGTATAAGCTGGTAGCCACGGCAACACCGTCACCGAACAAATACAAGGAACTGATCCATTATGCCGGATATCTGGAAGTGATGGATACAGGGCAGGCGTTGACACGGTTCTTCCAACGCGACAGCACAAAAGCGAACAACCTCACATTGTACCCAAACATGGAAGATGAGTTTTGGATGTGGGTAAGCAGTTGGGCGCTTTTTATCACGAAACCTTCAGATCTCAATCCGGTATATTCCGATGAGGGATATGATCTGCCGCCACTTGATGTGAGATGGCACGAATTGCCGGTGCATTATGGCGATACAGCGGATAAGGACGGACAAATTCAGCTATTTCAGGAAGCCGCAGAGGGATTGAAAGAAGCTGCGGCAGTTAAAAGAGAAAGCATTGACCGCCGTGTAGCAGAAATGAAAAGAATTGTGGAAGAATCGCCGGACGATCATTTCTTGTTGTGGCATGATCTGGAGAATGAACGGCATGCGATCAAGAAAGCACTGCCGGAAGTGGTGGACATCTACGGATCTATGGATTATGACCTGCGCGAGCAGAGGGTAATTGATTTTTCGAATGGACGGACAAAGTTGTTTGCTACGAAGAAATCATTGTCCGGATCCGGATGTAACTTTCAGAGATATTGCCACAGGGAGATATTCCTTGGAATTGATTATGAGTTCAACGATTTTATTCAGGCGGTACACCGGTGTTACCGCTTTTTACAGAAAGAACCGGTTGTGATCGACATTATCTACATGGAGAACGAGCGGCAGATTAAGGAAGCATTGCTTGAAAAATGGAAGAATCACAATCACATGGTTGCAAAGATGATCGAGATTGTAAAGAAGTATGGTCTTAACTCGGAAAATAAGACACAGCGGCTAGAAAGGAAGATGGGCGTGGAAGGTAGCAGAGAAGAGAGAACAGTGAGAGGAAACCATTATGAAGCGGTATATGGGGATTGTGTAGAGGAAACCCGGGCAATGGAGACAAACAGTATTGATCTGATACATACCTCGATCCCATTCGGTAACCATTACGAGTACAGTGCCAATTATAACGATTTCGGGCATAACCAGAACACGGACCGGTTCTTTGACCAGATGGATTTCCTCACACCGGAACTGCTTCGGGTGCTTAAGCCGGGGCGTGTGGCAGCAATCCATGTTAAAGATCGTGTATTATTTGGAAATGCAACTGGTACCGGGATGCCAACTATTGAACCATTCCACGCGCAGTGCATCAGCCATTATATGAAGCATGGTTTCCAGTATTTTGGCATGATTACGGTCGTGACCGATGTGGTTCGTGAGAATAACCAGACATACCGCCTCGGATGGACGGAACAATGCAAAGACGGATCCAAGATGGGCGTAGGATGTCCGGAATACATTCTCTTATTCCGAAAGCTGCCGACCGACAGATCTACGGCATACGCGGATGATCCGGTTAAGAAATCGAAAGAAGATTACACCCGCGCACAGTGGCAGATCGATGCACATGGATATTGGAGATCATCAGGAGACCGACTTGTAAGCAAAGAGGAATTAAAAGACTTTTCCGTAGACAAGTTGCAGCAGGCGTATCGCGAATATAGCCGCGGCAATGTGTACAGTTATGAGGAACATGTGAAACTTGCGGAAGATCTGGACAAAGAAGGAAAGCTCCCGGCAACATTTATGGTAGTAGCTCCAGGTTCATGGAATCAGCTTGAAGTATGGGATGATATTAACCGGATGCGAACACTTAACACCACACAAAGTCGAAGACGCGCACAGATGCATGTATGCCCGTTGCAGCTGGATATCGTTGAGCGAATCATAAACAGATACAGCAACGAGGGTGATACGGTATACGATCCGTTCGGAGGGCTTATGACAGTACCAATGACAGCAGTTAAGATGCACCGGAATGGTAAAGGATGCGAGCTGAATCCGGATTACTTCAGGGATGGGGTTGGATATCTGCAGGCAGCGGAGAATGAAGCGGATGAGCCGACATTGTTTGATTTTATGGAGATACCGTCATGAAAGAAGAAACGTCGGAGAAAAAAGTAAAATCATATAGTGAGCAGATTCGGAAAGAAATAAGCCAATGGAAAGACATAAACCAGAACGGGTGCAATGATCCGTTCTGGCCGGATGGTTGCAATATGAACCTCGTGAGGAACCATATCCTTTATTATCAGAGAAAAATTTCAGAAATCTGCGTGGAAAAGCATTTACCATATCCAGAAGAATACTATTTCTCAGTACCGCCAGAGGTTGATGATTTCTATATGGCGAATCTGAAACAGAGAGATCGCGTTAAGCAGATATTTTTCGGCGGGCATGTGCCGGTGCAAAAAAAGTATTTGTATGATGAGATGCAAATCTGTTTGTTTTAGAGGCTTGGAATTAAGGAGAAAACAGATGGAATTAAAAGAATTTGCAATAATGTTAAATGGAAGAGAATACGGCTATCCACAGTTTACCCAAGAGGAGCTGAGGATAGCAAAAGATAATGGATTTGTTATTGTGAGTGGTGCATCGGATGATCTGGTGGAACTCGAAGGGGCAATTACGGATGAGGGAGATTGTTGGGAAGGTGGAACAATTTCTGTGAAAGCAATCCTCGATGGTGGAATTGTACATAACTGTGAGAGATCTAATACATTCAGTTTTGATGTTAAGTGGTGCAAGGACAAAGACGACAATGGGAATGTTATTCCGTGGACGTATGATGTACCAATCGAACATGAAGATTTTATGATCTATGACGATGGAACGCCATACTGCAGGGGCTTTGTGTTCAAAGTAGTAAGTGAGTAGTTGGTTTGCCGAAACGTGTGTACATTGACAATTGAATATTGACGATTGGCGTAGTATAATTTATTTATTATTACAAAGGAGATGTGCCATGAATAAATTAGATATGAAAAAATTTCAAATAATATTGGAAGATGATATAAAGAGAAAGTTGTTTGAGCTTATCCCAGAAAATTCTTCCCAAAAAGAAATACAAGAACGATTAAATACTATGAGTGCAAGTGATAGAGAATGGGTTTTTAATGTTTTTGATAAATCAAAGGCCTTGATAAAGAACCAAGAAAAATATTATAGAATTAACAGCTTACTTTTGGCTCTGATGATATGTGGTGCCATTGCTTTCTTTACTTTCGCTTTTTTACAACGAAATTATGACCATGATGTAGTATATTATATTGTGTGTACGCTATTTGTAGTAATTGAAATAGCAGTGTGTTTATTAACAAGGTATTTTGTAAAAAAAGGAGATAAAAAGTTAACAAATGAAGAATTGTAAAGTACTTTAGTAGATGGTTATATAAAGATTATTGATCTCGTTAAATAGTGCGAAATGATTTTTTTATTTGTCTGATGAATTGTATTGAAATGAACTGGGAAAATAAATAAGCGTAGATAGTAGGGTGATTTTTATTATAAATGTAGTTAAATTAAAGTTGAATAATGTGATAAAACCAAGTGCCGATCAAAGTACTTGGTTTTTTGTTGCTCAAAATTGAAAAAGGGGGAATGCCAGTGGACGAAAAGGAAGTATTCGAGATTTGCAATCAGATAGACAGCTTCATTGCCACGGAGCTGACAGAATCCATTGTGAGTGGGACAAGCTACGACATGCTGGAAGCGCACCACGGCATTCTCCCGATCAGCCGGAACTGCTTTTATCGGAAGAGGAGGATCGTGCAGCGGATCATGAAGCAGAGGATGGGAAGGATTGAGGAGGAGCCGAACGGACAGATGCGAATGGTGTGGTAAAAAACTATATTTTATTTATAAAAAATGTTATAATTATTCAAAATTATAAATAGGAGAGGTTATGTAAATGAATATTTTACTTCAAATTGCAGAAAACACAAATGTAATGAGTGATGATTTAAAAGGGGCAATTATAACTGCAGTAGCTACAAGCATAATTTCTATTATTGGATTTGTTGTGACCAATAAGTCAATGAAGAAAAATTTCAAAAATGAGATTTTAAAGCAAAGGAATGAAGTGGCGCTAAACAAAATGGCAATGATGCCAATGAAAATATTAGAATTGTTGGGAAAAACAATAGAAAAACATGGGGAAGATACAGAGTTATCAAAAGAATTTGATGTTATAATGAATGAAATATATGCATATGGCTCCGAAAAGGCGATAGCTCTTATTTCAAAGATACAAAAAGATAATATGGCTTTTAATAATAACATAGCTGACAGAGATTCATATGAATTAATTACAATGTATATATTATTAGCCACACAGATAAAATATGATGTTACAGGAATATTTGTTAGTCCAGAAAAATGGTATGAGATGAGAATAAACGATTATGAAATTAATAAGAAGAAGATGCAATTGGCCAATAATAATGTTGCAAAAAAGTTTGGGTTAAATAAAAAATTTTACATATAGATTACAAAATGAAATGAAAGGCCATAAGTAAGAATTGTTACCCAAATTGGTACAAATCCACAAAATTCTCATGTTAAAATTGCTATAGAGTAGTAATTGAACAGGGAGGGAGAAGCGTGGAAAAAGAAAACGAACTGAAAAAGGAGTACCTACGATCATATACACCAGCGGTCAGTGCTGCACGCCGGATAGAGGAAGAAATTGAGCAGTTAAGAGCGGATAAGATGGCACCGGCACTTGTCATGGATGATATGCCACACGCCCATGATCAGAAAGATCTTTCTGACTACGCTGCAAAGTTGGACGAGCTGGAGAGGAAACTTATTAAGGCACGGTATGAGCGCATTGATCTGTATGCAGAGATATTTGCAGATATTGAACGTTTAGAGGATGAGACGGAAAAGGCGGTATTGACATACAGATACCTTCGGAGACAAAGTTGGGAAGAAATCTGTGTGAAGATGGGATACCAGTGGGCACAGGTTCACCGAATTCATGCCAGGGCATTGAAACATTTCAATCCGACGGGTGGATATTATGAGATTTTGATCAAAAAAATGAAAGATGATACACAATGATACACTTGTATGTGATATGATTGTAGCGTGAAAGAGCGTAAGAGGAAATGATTCCCCTTGCGCTTTTTTCGTCTTTTGACTACTGGGGCACCATGAAATACAGGGGTGTCCCACTTCTCCCTAAAAAGAAACAGGCAGGTGATATTATTGGCAAGGAGTACGAACCAAAAGGCAGAAAAAGCCCGAGAACTGTATAAGAGTGGAATGAAGCTGGTTGAGATTGCAAGTCAACTAGAGGTTCCTGCCGGGACAGTTCGGAGATGGAAAAGTACATACCATTGGGATGGCGAGCAACAAAGCGAGCGTTCGGAAAAGAAAAGCGAACGTTCGGAAAGCAAAAAGAGCGTTACGAAAAAGGCTGTAGCTGATGAAGTCAAGCAGGTGATACAGAATACCGACTTGACTGATAAGCAACAGCTTTTTTGTATACATTACATCCGATGCTTCAATGCTACCAAGGCATATCAGAAAGCGTACGGATGCGGATATACAACCGCGGTTACAAATGGCCCTGCATTACTCGGAAATACTCGGATAAAAGAAGAAATCCTACAGCTAAAACAGGATCGGCTCAACAGGGAGTTCTTGAGTGAGTCTGATATCTTCCAGAAGTACATGGACATTGCATTTGCTGACATAAACGATTTTGTTGATGTCAGTGCCGGTTTTGTTACAGCAAAAGACAATATTGATGGAACCATTGTCAGTGAAGTAAGCAATACGCAGAGCGGCGTAAAGATAAAGCTTGCTGACCGGATGAAAGCTTTGCAGTGGCTTTCGGATCACATGAATCTTGCCACTGAGAAGCAGAAAGCAGAGATAGCATTACTGAAAGCCAAAGTTCAGACGGATAATGGCGATGAGGTTGCAGATGATGGATTCCTTGAAGCTTTGAATGGTACTGCTGCGGAGGATTGGGGAGATGAAGAGAATCAGTAAGATCAAGCGGATTTTCAAGTTCAAGCCATTTTCCAAGAAACAGCGCAAGGTATTGAACTGGTGGTGTGAAGATTCTCCAGTTAAAGATAAGGATGGTATTATCGCCGATGGTGCTATTCGATCTGGAAAGACAGTGAGTATGTCACTTTCGTTTGTTATGTGGGCGATGAGCTCATTTGACGGCGAAAATTTCGGTATGTGCGGAAAGACAATCGGTTCTTTCCGCAGAAATGTATTATTTTGGCTTAAGCTGATGCTGCGAAGTCGCGGTTATACGGTGGCAGATCACAGGGCTGACAATTTGGTTATCATCACAAAAGGAGATGTGACCAACTATTTCTATATATTTGGTGGCAAAGACGAACGATCACAGGATCTCATTCAGGGTATTACCTTGGCTGGGGTCTTTTTTGATGAAGTTGCGTTGATGCCGGAAAGTTTCGTGAACCAGGCAACCGGACGATGCTCTGTTGATGGTTCTAAGTACTGGTTCAACTGTAATCCGGACGGACCATACCACTGGTTCAAGACCGGATGGATTGATAAGCGAGAAGAAAAGCATCTGTTGTATTTACATTTTACGATGGATGATAACCTGAGCTTGTCGGAGAAAATTAAAGAACGGTACCGCAGCATGTACACCGGTGTTTTCTATCGCCGGTATATTCTGGGACTATGGGCGATGGCAGAGGGCATTATTTACGATATGTTCGACACTGCCAAGCATGTGCTTTCTAGTCTGAATAATCTGGTCAATGCGAACTATTATGTGTCGTGTGACTATGGTACGCAGAATGCAACTGTATTCCTGTTGTGGTGTAAAGAGCACTCCGGGAGATGGGTATGCTGCCGCGAGTATTATTATTCCGGTCGCGATGAAGAAAGGCAGAAAACAGATACCGAGTATGCGGATGATTTGGAGAGGTGGCTCGATGGAATAAAGCCAGTCAAGATTGTGATTGATCCATCTGCAGCATCGTTCATAGCAGAATTGAAAAAACGAGGTTATGCAATCAAGAAAGCAAAAAATGACGTACTGGATGGCATCCGATTTGTGGCATCCTTGTTGAATCAGGGAAAAATCGCAATCAGTGATCAATGCCAGAACACAATTAAAGAATTTGGATCGTACATATGGGATCAGAAAGCATCTGAGCGTGGAGAGGATAAACCGGTGAAGCAGCACGATCATGCAATGGATGCACTGCGGTACTTCTGCTATACAATTATTCGCAAGCCGGGAAGCATCGGTATTTTGAAGTGAGGTAACAATGGATATTGATACAATGAAACAACTGATAAAAAAATATGAACCCGGCCATGCGGCATTTGTGACGCGTGCGGATATAGCAGAACGTTATTACCGCAATGAGACGGACATCCTGTTCCGGGACAAACCCAAAGACAAGGAAAAAGAGGAAGCAGACAATCCGCTGCGCAATGCAGACAACCGGATTCCCCGGAACTTCCATGGTCTGATCGTAAACCAGAAAGCATCCTATGCTTTTACTGCACCGCCGCTGTTCGATGTAGGCAGTATGGCGAGCAATAAGCGCATCACGGAAACCTTGGGTGATGAGTATGCCAAGAATTGTATGGAATTGTGTGTGAATGCTGCCAATACTTCCATCGGCTGGGTGCATTACTGGCAGGGCGATAATGGTTTTGAATGGGCAGTTGTTCCGTCTGAGCAGATCATCCCGGTGTTTGACCGTAGCCTTAAACGCAGGCTGATCGGAGCCATGCGAGTGTATCCGGACATCGACGATGCAACTGGGGATAATTATACGGTATATGAATACTGGACGGATAAAGAGTGTCAGGCATTCCGGCGAAGAGCAGGCGAGACACTTAATCTGCTGACATACTATGAAATGTTTGTTGATCCAGCCACCAGTGATATGGTTGCCGATTACCGGCATGATTTCGGAGAAGTACCGTTCATCCCGTTTTACAACAACAATATCCATACAGATGATTTGCGCAACATTAAGCCGCTGATAGACGTATATGACAAGGTTTACAGCGGCTTTATCAATGATCTGGATGATATACAGGAGCTGATCTTTGTACTGTCTGGATATGGCGGTGAAGATCTGAATGGATTCCTATCTGATTTAAAAAAGTACAAGACCATTAAGGTAGATGGGGATGAGGGCGGTGCGGTGTCTACGCTGAACATTGAGATTCCGATTGAAGCCCGGAACAGTGTACTGGATGCAACTAGAAAGGCAATCTTCGAGCAGGGGCAAGGCTTCGATCCGCAGCCGGAGAACTTTGGTAATCAGTCTGGTGAAGCGCTGAAATTCATGTATTCGCTCTTGGAAATGAAAACCGGATTGATGGAAACAGAGTTCCGACTTGGCTTTGCTCGGCTGGTGCGTGCGATCTGCAAAGCGCTTGGCATTCAGTGCGGTACGATCATCCAGACATGGACCCGTACCTGTATCAAGAATGATACGGAGCAGGCGCAGATTTGCAAGGATTCCGTAGGAATTGTAAGTAAAAAGACGATTCTGAAAAATCATCCGCTTGTGGAAGATGCAGATGAAGAATTGAAGCAGATCGAAAAAGAAGAAAAAGAAGCGCAGGAAAAAGCTGATCTGTATTCGGGAGCATTTACGAATCAGAATAAAACAGATAACAATCAGGACAACAACGATGGCGATACGGGGCAGGATGAATGAAAAACGGTGCATATTGGAAAAAACGCTTCAAACAGATAGAGGAATCCCAGCATCAGCAAGGGCTGCAGTGCTATGCAGACATCGAAAAGCAATATCTTGTAGCACAGCGGCAGATGGAAGCGAAAATCAATGCCTGGTATCAGCGTTTTGCAAATAATAACGCGATTTCTCTTGTGGAAGCACGCCGGTTATTAAATTCCAGTGAATTGGATGAACTGAAATGGGATGTCGAGCAGTACATACGGTACGGAAAAGAAAATGCTATCAATGGTCAGTGGATGAAGGAACTGGAAAATGCTTCCGCAAAAGCACACATCAATCGGCTGGAGGCGTTGAAGCTTCAAATGCAGCAGTCATTGGAAGTGATGTTCGGTAATCAGCTTGATAGTGTTGATTCTACAATCCGTGATGTTTATCAGTCGGGTTTTCTCCATACTGCCTATGAGATTCAGAAGGGGGTTGGAACTGGATGGAGTTTTGCATCTCCGAATGACCGGTTGATTGATACAGTGGTCCATAAGCCTTGGGCGGCAGACGGGCAAACGTTTTCAGAACGGATCTGGACGAACAAACAGAAGCTGGTCAATGAATTGAACACCACCATGGTACAGAACATCATTACTGGGGCTGATCCGCAGAAGACGATTGATGCCCTGGCACGGAAGATGAATGTATCAAAACAGAACGCGGGCCGCTTGGTTATGACAGAACAGGCGGCTTTTTCCAATGCAGCGCAAAAGGATTGTTTTGCAGAACTTGGTGTGGAACAGTTTGAAGTATTTGAAACATTAGATAGTTTTACATGTAGCCTTTGTGGTTCTATGGACGGGCAGCATTTTCCAATAAGCCAGTATGAAATTGGTGTGACAGCTCCGCCATTCCATCCGAATTGCCGCGGGTGCACCTGCCCATACTTCGAAGATGATTTTGGAGTACCGGGAGAACGTGCGGCGCGTGGTGAGGACGGGAAAACGTATTATGTACCGGGCAATATGACATATGAACAGTGGAAATCCTCTTTTGCAGATGGTAACAATGCGGCGAAAGACCGGTTGGGGATTATGACAAACAATAATAAAAGAAATCCGAACTATTATGATTTCAAGGGTAAAAATGTGGATACGGTTGAGTCGGAAATCTGCAAATTTGATCATGAGGTTGGAGTTATATTTGATAATGGGAAAGCAGTAAATTGTCAGCTTGGAAATGAAGATACTATAGAATTTACAAAATACCAGCTTAAAATGATGAAGGGAAAAGATGTTACCCATAATCATCCAATGAGTACGCCACCATCACCGGAGGATCTGTATCTGTTGGTAAATTATAAAGTCAAAAGTTTCAGAACCTGTGGGGAAAACGGTACATATGTGTTAGAATATAATGAACAGGTAGAAAAACTTCCAGATTTCAAGACATTTAGTGATACATATGACGAAATTATATATGAATTACAAGATAAATATTATGATGAAGTGAAACATGGAATGAAAAAAGAGGATGCGATCATATTACTTGGAGAGGCTGCTTGGGAAAGATTGTATGAAATATATAATGTCAAACCTAGATTTGAAAGGCGGTAATTGTCATGAGCAAATATAAACCATATGAAATAGATAGATATAAGCTGAATCTGTTTTGCGTATGTTTGAACTGCAGTAAATACAGAGGCTCAAGAAACGATTTTTCAAAATATTGTGATGCTTATCCCAAAAATCTTCCATCTGAAATTTGGAATGGAAAAAATGTAAAATGTCCGCATTTTGAAGAAAAGCAGGGGTGATAGTATGGTGAAACTTATAAAAACATTAGATGTTCAAAACGCATCATTGAATGTGATCACAGCTGGCAGACGATTTCCGCTTGCACAATTTGCTGGGAAAATAGAGATCACAGAGCACCAGAGTATGACACTTGTTCTTGGTAGAAGGTGTAAAGGAGAAAAGAAAATCTATGCATCATTCATTTTATGCCAGAATATTGAATATCAGACAGATGATGAGTTTAATGCAGGAAAAGTATATGAAGCAGTTGGAGATGTGCAGGGGGAGCAGTCTTGTGAAAGACTGATTTTCTCAGGACTTCGTTTTGAAGATATAGATCCGTTGAAAGGAACAGTAACACTTGAAGTGACTGATTTGGAACTGATCCGGAAAATGCTTGAGATGTAAAATTTTAGATACCACCAGTCAGAAATGATATGGTGGTATTTTTGTGCTCAAAAATAGGTAATAACAGGACAACTGGAAATTTATGAACAGAACGGCGCAGAGGTGACGCTAAGTAAGTTCCTCTGGTAGTCCTGCTTTTATATGCCTTTTTCTGTAGGCGTTAAAGAACAGTAATACTCATCTGGAGAATAAACAGAGAATCCCAATACCCGGAGAGCGGGAATAAAAATCTATGGAGGATAAGAAAATGGAATGGTTAAAGGCAATTTTGGAAAAAGCAGAAATCAAAGATGGAAAGCTAGATGTAGATGCAGTCATGAATGCGGCACAGAAAGAGTTTCCGAAGTATGCAGTGCCAAAAGACGACTTTAATACAAAAGTCGAGGAATTGAAAACAGCAAATGGAACAATCGAGGAGTTAAAGAAATCCAATGGGGATAATGAGGAGTTACAGAAAAAGATCGGAGATTATGAGATTGAAATCAAAAATCTTAAGAAGACTGCTGAAAACACCTCAAAGACCTATGCTTTGAAGGAATCTCTCGCAAAACAGGGCGTGCTTGATCCGGATTATCTGATCTACAAAGCCGGTGGGCTTGACAAGTTCACATTTGACAAGGAAGGTAAGCCGGTTGGTGTAGAGGATGCTGTAAAACCTTATAAGGAAGACAAGATTATGGCACATCTGTTCAAACAGGAGCAGCAGAAACCGCCATATCATCCGCAGGGTGGTACTGGTGGAGCCGGAGCTACAAATCCATTTGCAAAAGAGACATTCAATCTGACAAAACAGGGTGAACTTTTAAAATCCAACCCAGAGCAGGCGAAAGCAATGGCGGCCGCCGCAGGGGTAATAATCTAATCAATTTAAGGAGGTAACTACTTATGGCAATTACAAAAATTGCAGACGTGATTGTACCGGAATTGTTTAACCGGTATGTAATCAACAGAACTATGGAGTTGTCCGCATTCTTCCAGAGCGGAATTGTAGTAAACAGTCCGGAATTTGATGCACTGGCATCTGAGGCGGCAAGAACACACAACATGCCGTTTTTTGAGGATTTACAGGGAGAATCCGAGCCAACACTTGAGGATGTAGAAATGACACCGGCAAAGATCGGTTCTAACAAAGATGTATCCACCACAATCCTTCGTCAGAAGATGTGGGCAGCAACTAACCTGTCCGCAGCACTTGCCGGAGCGGACCCGATGAAAGCGATCGGTGATCTGGTGGCACAGTACTGGGCGCGCGATATGCAGAAAGAATTGATTGCGATTCTTGCGGGGGTGTTTGGAACCACCACGGCAGATCCAAGCGGAACACCGAAAGCAGAGACCAGAATGGCGGATCATATTCTCGATCTGTCCACAGGAAAGACAGATGCAGCAAAGCAGATCAGCGCATCCGCATTTATTGACGCGTGTCAGATGCTTGGAGATGCACAGGCACAGCTTACTGGTGTGGCGATGCACTCTGCAACAAAGTCTTATCTAAAAAAGTTGAATCTGATCGAGACCGAGCGTGATTCTACCGACGTGGAATTTGATACTTACCAGGGAAGACGTGTGACCGTGGATGATGGCTGCCCGGTTGCAGATGGAGTATACACAACATATCTTTTTGGCAATGGAGCGGTTGCCTATGGTAATGGTTCTCCGGTCGGTCATGTAGCTACTGAGACGGATCGTGACAAGAAGACAGGTGGCGGTGTGGATTATCTGATTAACCGTAAAGCGTTTATCTTGCATCCGAGAGGAATTGCATACACTGGTGCAAAACGTGAGCATGTGGAAACTCCAACTAGGGCAGAACTTGCAATGGCAGAGAACTGGAAGCCGGTATATGAGCCGAAGCAGCTTAGAATCGTGGCTATCAAACACAAGATCGGGTAAGCCTATGGATCTGGCAAAGTTAAAGGCACTTCTTGGAATTGAGGATGATTCCAAGGATGTGATTCTTGAATTTGTCATTGCGGACGTAGAGGAGACCATAAAGAACTATTGTCATGCGGAGGAAATGCCGGATGGACTTGTGAATACCGGCTACCGCATGGCAATGGATCTGTACCGGAATGAGAATATTGGAAGTGAGACGGCAGCAGTTGGAACGGTTTCTTCCATTTCTGAGGGAGATACCTCTACATCTTTCCAACAGTATGTTGATAATAATTTCAAGGACACGGTGCTGAAAAATTATAAGTCCTCACTAAACAGATACAGGAAGGTGGCGTGGAAATGATCGCGGATGCAATCAAACAGGCACAGGCACTTGCAAGGAAAGCCCAAGAAGCCACATATGATGGCAGATGCACGGTTATGGAGCATCAAAAAGCAAAAGATCCAAAAACGAAGATTACCACGGAAAAAGATGTTGTGGTATTGGAAGATGAACCTTGCCGCCTGTCATATTCCAGTGTCAGTGCTGTGGATCAGACGGAATCAGTGGCAAAGACGGCACAAGTCACAAAGCTGTTTTTATCTCCGGACGTGCAGATCAAGCCGGGAGCCAAGATCATGGTGACACAGGCGGGAAGAACACGGACGTATGAATGCGGCAGTGTGGCAGCAGTATATCCGACACATCAGGAGATTGTGTTGCAATTATCAGAGAGGTATGCATGATGGGAATGGGAAGCGTGGATATGCGGGAACTGGTGAAGTTTCAGGAAAATTTGAATAGATTGGCAGGCAGCGAGGATACAAGGAATTCTTTTTGCGAATCATGTGCAAAGGAACTTGCGGCCAGATTGCTCACAAAGGTAATCAAAAGGACACCTGTAGGAAAATATCCAGCAAGTTCAGGCAAGGTTGGTGGTACTCTTCGAAGAGGGTGGACTGCAGGTAATAAAGAAGGAGTACAGGCGGCTGTTGATAGCATTCAAGTTACAAAATCAGGGAACCAGTACACCATTAAAATTATGAATCCAACTGAGTATGCGAGTTTTGTAGAATTCGGACATCGAACAGTAAACCATAACGGATGGGTTAAAGGGCAGTTTATGATGACTATTTCTGAAAATGAAATCAAACGTATGGCTCCTGGGTTACTGGAAAAGAGACTGGAAGAGTTCTTGGGAGGTACATTCAATGATTAGCAACGTGATAGCCGGGATAGCAATTGCCCTGAACCAAGAGTTTGGGGATGATTATGAAATTTATACAGAGGAAATAAAGCAGGACTTGAAAGAGCCTTGCTTTTTTATTACCCTCTTAAATCCATCCAAGACAGATTTCCCATCCAAACGGTATTTGATGGACAATCCATTTTGTATACAGTATTTCCCGGAATCGGAGGACAATCCGAATAGTGAATGCCGCGATGTAGCTGATCGTATGTTATGGGCGTTGGAGAATATTACGCCTTTGGATGCAGACAAGCCGGTACGAGGGACGGACATGCATCATGAGATTACAGACGGAGTGCTGAATTTCTTTGTAAATTACAATTATTTCGTCCGCAAGGTAGAGACTCCGGCTCCTCTTATGGAAACCATTACAACAATATTACATTTGAAAGGATAGGTGAACAATATGGGCGATACAAAGCCAGAAGTAAAACCGCAGGCATCTGCGGATGTATTTACAAAGCAGCAGCTGGCAGAATCCAAACGCTATAAGAAACAGCGGGATCTGCTGGAAGCGTTGCTGGAAGATGGAAAAACATATACGATTGCGCAGGTGGATAAGATCACCGGTGATTATCTGAGAAAGGAAGTGAAGTAAATGGCATTTGGCGGAGGAACATGGATAACCCAGAACAAAGTGCTTCCGGGCGCGTATATCAATGTCGTAAGTGCGGGGATTGCATCTGCGGCATTGTCTGACCGTGGTATTGCCACAATGCCGCTGGAACTTGACTGGGGACCGGATGATACGGTTTTTAAGGTTACTACAGCGGATATGCAGAAGTATTCGAAAAAGATATTCGGATATAGTTATACCGACGATAAGATGAAAGGACTGCGAGATCTGTTTGCTGGCGGAACCTTGGTGCTGTATGCATACCGGTTAAACGGCGGCGGGACAAAAGCGTCCAATGATTATGCTACAGCTAAGCACACGGGGACACGCGGCAATGCGATCAGGATCTCCATAGCAAAGGACGTGGATGATCCAGAGTCGTGGAATGTAACTACATATCTTGATACGTCCAGAATTGAAGTACAGAATGTAAAAAAAGCGGCTGATCTGAAAGATAATGACTTTGTGACATTTAAAACAGATACGTTGGAACTTGCAGCAGTTGCATCGGCAGCACTGTCTGGTGGAACGAATGGTGTCGTCAATGGCGATGCGCATGCGGAGTATCTGGCAAAGGCAGAAGCCTACGGATTTAATACGATGGGCGTTGTGGTTACAGATGAGGTGACCAAGAGGCTGTATGTGGCATATGTAAAGCGTATGCGTGATGAAGTTGGTAAGAAGTTTCAGCTTGTGCTTTACAAGTCGGATGCTGACTATATGGGAGTTATTTCCACACCGAATAAAACGACGGACGAGGGCTGGCCGGAAGCATCCGCTGTATATTGGCTTACCGGGGTGGAATGCTCCACTGCGGTGAATAAGTCCTGCGAGGGCAGAGTGTACGATGGTGAATTTTCCATTGAGCCAATTGACAATGATCTGGAAGATTATATCAAAAAGGGACAGCTTGTGTTTGATAGAAATGATGATGAAATTGAGATTCTAAGTGATATCAATACACACATAACCATCACGGAAGATTGCAACGAATTTTTTTGCGACAATCAGACAATCAGGGTTGTAGACCAGCTTGCAAATGATGATGCACTGCTCTTTAAGACACGGTTCCGTGGGAAGTTCCCAAATGATGATCCAGGGCGGAACAGCTTGAAAAGTGGGCTGTGCGAGATCCGTGAAAAATTACAGAATTTGCGGGCTATTGAGAATTTCAAGCGGGATAATGTCACCGTGGAACAGGGAGAATCAAAGAAATCGGTAGTCGTTAATAATACGGTTGAAGTTGTAAATGCCATGAGTATTATGTACATGACTACAGTAGTGAAATAAGGGGGTGAAGTATAAATGAATAATGTGATGCTTGCAAAGGATTCTATCTCTGCAGCTCTTGCAGAGTGCTACGTGACAATTGGTGAACGTAGATACAATCTGATGACCGCAATCAAGCTTGAAGCGAATTTCAAGAAGAACAAGGCAAAGGTTCCAACTCTTGGCAAGACAGGAAAGGGAAATAAGTCGGTATCATGGGAAGGAACCGGATCTTGTACACTACATTATAATACGAGCATTTTCCGTAAAATGATGCTTGATTTTAAAGACACTGGTAAGGATGTCTATTTCGAGATTCAGATCACGAATGATGATCCATCTAGTGATGCAGGATCTCAGACAATCACTCTTTTACAGTGTAACATTGACAGTGGAGTGCTTGCGAAATTTGATGCATCTTCTGACTCATATCTGGACGAGGATGTTAGCTTCACATTTGATGATTTTGATATGCCGAAAGAGTTTCAGGAAATTATTGGACTTGCAGCGTAATATTGCCCCTTATGTGTCTGGCATGAGGGGATTTTTCATAGGAAGAAAGGAGACAATGTATGTCAAATTTAAGCAGATTTTTAGCAAAAAACAAAATTAAAAGAGAGAACGGGAAGTATGCACCATCGAAAGCGTTTGTGGATGAAAATGGAAAGCCTTTGGAGTTTGAGTTTCGCCCGATTACTTCAAAACGAAACGAAGTAATCCGCGAAAGCTATACGAAAGAGGTTCCGGTAGCAGGAAAACCGAATATGTTCCGCCCGAAATTAGATACATCAGCATACATCAACGCGTTGATTGCAGAAAGTATTGTTGATCCAGATCTTTACAACAAGGAACTGCAGGATTCCTATGGGGTAAAGACACCGGGAGAGCTGCTTTATGCCATGATCGACAATCCGGGAGAATATCAGGATCTTTCTGCATGGGTTCAAAATTTTCAGGGGTTTGAAACTTTAGAAGATAAGACTAAACAGGCAAAAAACTAATTGAGGAAGGGGATGTGGAGTCTAACTATGCATATTATGCATTGCACAAGCTTCACATTCTCCCTTCCCAGTGGGTTGCTTTAGAGGACGAAGAAAAGGCTTTTATTATTGCTTGTATAGATATAAGGATTGAAGCGGAAAAGAAAGAAGCAAAGAGGATAGCAAGGGAAGCAGAAGGACGGTGATGGTATGGCTTACATAACAACAGGAATACAATTGGCGGATAACTTTAGTGCTCCCCTTATGCATATTGTAAGTGCTGTAAATATGACCATATCTGCTATGAATGATATGAATCAGTCCATGAATGCTGGGGTTAATACAGCGTCATTATCCGCTGCCCGGAATGAAATTGCACAGGCAACTGTAGCGGCAGAAGAATTCAATCAAACAATGCAACAGGCGGGTAGTCCGATCAATGATAATATTCGAAGACAGGAACAATTTAATCAGTCATTGCAAAACGGTGCAAGTGAATCATCGAATTTAGTTTCGGCAATTAAACGAATGGCAGGGGCGTACCTGAGTATTCAGACGGCTGGAAAAATTTTAGAGATGTCGGATGAGATCACACAGACTACATCCAGATTAAATATGATGAATGACGGATTGCAGAGTACGGCCGATTTGTACAACACGGTTTATGCGGCTGCAAACGATGCCAGAGGATCATTAGGAGATATGGCAAGTGTAGTTGCCCGATTTGGTAATAATGCGAAAGATGCATTTAGTTCCAGTGCAGAAGTTGTCCAGTTCGCAAATTTAGTCCAAAAGCAGATGACAATTGCGGGAGCGTCTACGCAGGAAGCAGCAAATGCAGAATTGCAGTTATCGCAGGCGCTGGGCTCTGGTGTACTTCGAGGTGATGAGTTAAACAGTATTTTTGAGCAGGCACCGAATCTGATTCAGAATATTGCAGATTATCTTAATGTTCCAATCGGTAAGATTCGAAGCATGGCACAAGATGGGGAACTGTCGGCTGATGTTGTGAAGCAAGCGGTATTTGCTGCGACTGATGAGATAAATGCTAATTTTGAAAATATGCCAATGACATGGGGACAGATGTGGACGGTATTTCAAAATGACGCCACTATGGCATTTCAGCCGGTTTTGCAGAGACTTAATGATTTGGCAAATACAGACGGGTTTCAGGAGTTTGCTACAAATGCAATAAATGATCTTGCAGTAGTAGCAGGTGTGGTACTTGATATATTTGAAGGAATTGGATCAATAGGAACCTTTGTACAAGACAACTGGCAAATTATAGGTCCTGTTGTTTATGGTGTGGTTGCAGCATTAGCGGCTTATGCAACTTATGTTGGCATTACGAACGCAATAGATATGATATCAACAGGAATTAAGATTACAATGTGTGTTGCATCATATGCGCACGCAGCAGCAACAGGAACAGAAGCAAGTGCAACTGCGGCTGCAACCGCGGCACAGTACGGGCTAAATACTGCAATGTTGTCTTGCCCGTTAACATGGATAGTTGTTGGAATTATGGCGTTGATCATTGTGTTGGTTGCGTTATGTAATCATTTTTCAGGAGCTGGACATATTGCCCAAAGTACATTTGGTGCAATTTGCGGAGGAATCAATGTTGTTATCCAGTATTTTAAAAATTGGGGATTAACAGTTGCAGATATTTTTATTGGAATATGGAACGCAGGGGGAGCATGTGCAACCAATGTTGAGATTGCTTTTCACAATGCGATTAGTCATGTGCAGGCACTCTGGTATAATATGCTGTCTACAGCACTTACGGTAGTATCTGGCATTTGTTCGGCATTGAATAAACTTCCTTTTGTAGACTTTGACTATTCTGGAATTACGGGGGCAGCAGATAATTATGCATCAAAGGCGGCTGCAGCTGCCGGGAATACAAAAGATTATGCCAGCGTGCCGGCTGCATTTAGTAAAGGAGTAAAAACGTATGACACTTACCAGAACGGATGGGCAAAGGAGGCATATACTGCCGGGGCAGCATGGGGAGATGGTGTAACCAGTAAAATAAAGAATACCTTATCTTCAAAGGCTACCAATATCCCAAATGCGAATAATTATCCAAATGCGCTTGCGTCCAGTAACGCAGCAACAGCGGCAAATACAGCAGACACTGCCAAGAATACCGCAAAAACGGCAAATACATTATCTGCATCCAGTGAGGATCTGAAGTATTTAAGAGATATTGCGGATCGTGAGTACGTGAATAAATTTACAACAGCACAGATCAAGGTTGAGATGATCAACCATAACAACGTAAACAATGATATAGATTTAGATGGAATGGCAGAGCATTTGCGTAGCAAAATTGAGGAAGAAATGAATGCAGCAGCGGAAGGAGAACACTAAAGATGTATGAATTATATATTGATGGGGTCCTTTTTCCGGTGACTCCAGGATCTCTTAACATCAAGATCAATAACAAAAATAAGACTATAACTCTCATAAATGAGGGAGAGGTTAATCTTATTAAGTCTCCGGGATTGTCTGATATTACAATTCCGGAGCTGCTGTTACCGATTAATAAATACCCTTTTTCCTGTGAAAGAGCAGAGGTAGGAGCCGCATATTATCTTTCCAAATTAGAAAAATGGAAAAATCAGAAAAACCCAGTCGCGCTAAAGTTTAATCGTTACAAAGTATCAGATAAACATCTTATCGAAGATATCATAATGGATGTGACCATTGAAGATTATGAGATCATGGAAGATGCAGATAAATACGGATCAGATGTGTGCGTAAAGCTTAACATGAAAGAATACCGTCACTGGGGAGCAAAGAAACTTGTACCGAAGGACAAAAGGACAAAATCTGGAAAGAAAAAAACGGTTGTCACGGTTAAAAAACAGCGGAAGAAAACGAAAGTTATCGCCAAAAGTTACAAGATAAAATCTGGTGATACGCTTATGAAAATTGCAAAGAAACAGATGAATAATGCATCTGCATGGAAGAAAATCTATCAGTTAAATCAGAAAACGATTGAAAATGCAGCGCGTAAGCATGGACGCAAATCTTCATCAAATGGAGCCTATATTTATGCTGGCACAGTTTTAAAGCTTCCGGGAGGTGGTAGCTGATGAAAGATATTGTTGATGTAGCTATTGGTGAGATCGGATACCGGGAGCAGGGCAACAACAGAACAAAATACGGAGAATATACAGGAGCGAATGGTGCTGCATGGTGCCATTCGTTTGTTTCCTGGTGTGCACATGAGGCTGGAGTATCGACTTCGGTTGTTCCGAAAACAGCATCTACAACCTATGGGATGCAGTGGTTTAAAAAGCGTGGGCTGTTCAAATACAAAGGCAAATATACCCCGAAGAGATGTGATATTGTTTATTTTAAGACCGGCCGAAGCCATGTAGGCATTGTTGAGAGCGTCAGCGGTGGTCAGCTACATACTATTGAAGGAAATACATCTGATAAAGTAGCACGGCGATCATATTCTCTGAATAATGCCACAATTACCGGCTATGGTACGCCGAAATATACAAGCAGCAAAAATGGTTCATCTGGTAGCGGAAAAAAGGATTCCAAAAAGGAACTGCAATATTTGCAGAAAATATTATCACGTCACGAGGCAAAAGCGGAAACCATAAAAGCCGATGAAGCAGAAACGGGGAAAATACCGGCTGGCAATGTAATGATTACTATAAATAATGGAAAAAAGAAATTTACAGTACCGGCGGAAGATGGAGCAAAGGTTGTATGGGAAAGAGACAGCACACCTGGCAAATTTACTTTCACAGCAAAAGTTGAAAAAGGATTTTCCATAGGCATGGGAAATGAAGTTCTTGTTACTGTGGACAGCAAGAAGTTTTTCTATGGCTTTGTATTTACAAAAGAAGTCAAGAAGGACGGGATGGCATCGTATACCGTATATGATCAGCTTAGGTATCTGAAAAACAAAGACACACTTATCTATAGTAAAAAAACAGCAGATGAAGTAATTCGGATTATTGCAAAGCGCTTCCTATTAAAATGTGGCACACTGGCAAAGACCGGATGGCGCAGATCAGCGGTTGAGGACAATACGGCATTGTTCGATATGATTCAAAACGCGTTGGATGATACTTTAATGGTAAAGGGCAAGACGTATGTTTTTTATGATAATGTTGGAAAACTGTGTCTGACTGATGTAGCAAAGATGAAGGTGAATACCTGTCTGGTAGACGCGGAAACAGGAGAAGATTATTCCTACAAAACAACGATTGATACAGATGTGTATAACCAGATCAAGCTGATCTATAAGAAAAAGAAATCTAGTAAGAAGAAAAAAGGAAGTACAAAGACATCAACAAGTCAAAATACTGGAACCAGTTATGGGATTTATCTGGTACGTGACAATAAGAAAATCGCAAAATGGGGAACGTTGCAGTTTACGGATGAGATCAATAGTCCGGATATTGGGAAGCTGAAAGCACAGGCTTTATTGAAATTGTATAGTCATGAAAAGCGGACACTTACAATATCTGGTGTGATTGGAAATAGTGAAGTGCGTGGAGGATCGCTTGTGCCGGTCATGCTTGATTTGGAAGATATGAAAATTGCGAATTATATGCTGGTAGAGAAGGTGACACACACATTTAAAAATCGTGAACATACGATGGACCTGGTAGTGTCTGGAGGTGATTTTAGTGAGTAGCGGAAATCTGGTGCAGTTAATCAAGAAGATTGCAATGGATGCGGTACGGGCTGCAAAGATGTGTGATTATGTGACCGGTGTGGTTACCAGCGAAGATCCTCTGAAAGTGAAAATTACAAACTCTTTTGAAATTGGGGAAGAATTTTTAATGGTGCCACAAAGTATGACGGATCATGAGGTTGAAGTAACAATCAAGAAAGAGTATGGATGGAAAACGAAGAACCGATCGGGTGGAACTGGTGATGACATTGTGTTGGAAAATGTAAAGATTATGATTCACAATGCATTAAAAGCCGGAGATGAAGTGTTGATGATGCGCAAAAGCGGTGGTCAGGAGTTTGTGGTAATAGACAAGGTGGTGAAGAAATGATTCCGACAAATTATGATGATGACGATGAAGAGGATGATATGACCGGCTTTGAAGTGGAAAGTGATCCGTCTCTTACATATGCAATGCAGATAGGAACCATTGAGAACGATTCAAGCATTTTTCTTGGCAAAGCAGACGGAGAAGAGGCAAACCGGCAGGCAATATTGAAAATCTTGAACACAGAGCGATATAAAAATGTAATTTATTCATGGGATTATGGAGTGGAGCTTCAGGATCTGAGGGGAAAGTCTCTATCTTATGTTATGTCAGAAGTGCCAAATCGGATTACGGATGCAATTACTGCAGATGATCGTTTTGAATCTTGTGAAGATTTTGAGATGGAACCGGTGGGAAAGAAAGCTCTGCACGTTACGTTCTCTGTAATTACGGCAGAAGGTGATAAAGTAAGTGGATTGGAAACGGAGGTGGAATATTAGTGTTTGAAAACAAAGACTTCGACTCTATCATGGAAGAAATGCTTGCATCCGTAAGCGATAAGCTGGACAAGCGCGAGGGATCGATAATTTATGATGCAATAGCACCGATTGCCATGGAATTGGCGCAGACGTATATCGATATGGATATGATTGTGAATGAGGTATATGCAGATACAGCATCCTATTATTATTTGATCAAGCGTGCAGCTGAAAACGGAGTATATCCCAAAGAAGAGACCAATGCGGTATGCAAGATGGTTGTTAGTCCGTCCGATACAGCCATAGCGATCGGGGACCGGTTTAACCTTGGCGATCTGAACTATGAGGTAACATCTGTAATGGATGCAGCAACCGGAGAGTATCAGGTAACATGTGAGACTGCCGGTAATGTTGGAAATCAGCAGTTGGGATCATTGCTTACGATTGAAACAAAGAATGATCTGAATGATATGGAATCAGCGGAACTTACAGAGGTTTTGATCCCCGGCGAGGATGAGGAAGATGTGGAAGATTTCCGTGAACGTTATTACGAGGGATTTTCCAATACAAGCTTCTGCGGCAATAATCCGGATTATAAGGAGCGTGTATCGGCCATTGATGGAGTTGGTGCATGCAAAGTTATCCGGATGTGGGAAAAAGGATATGATCCAGTAAAGTTTATTCCTGTTGCTGCAGTTACGGAGTGGATTGGAAAGCAGTCTGTGGAAACCGTAGGGGCCGAAGTATATGCATGGCTGAAAGCGGTACATGATGCGGCAAAGGATAAATTACTGACAGTGGGTGGTACTGTTCGGGTGTATATCATATCCTCAGAGTTTAAAGCTCCATCTGCTACATTAGTACAGAAAGTGCAGAATGATGTTGACCCGGATGATAAGACCGGGGAGGGATATGGGCTGGCACCTATCGGACATGTGGTAAAGATTATGGCAGTGAAAGAAATTCCTGTTGCTGTGACAGTTACTGCGGTATATAAGAACGGATATTCATTTGAATCCTTGAAATCCGATATGCAGTCGACAATAGATGGGTATTTTACAGAACTTTCTGCTGATTGGAGTAATGAAGATAACCTGGTGGTGCGTAAGAGCCAGATTGAATCCCGGTTGCTTCTGATTGATGGGATATTGGATATTACAGATGTGAAACTGAATGGTGCATCTGAAAATGTAACATTGGATGAAGATGCAATTCCGGTAAGAGGTGATGTAAGTGGCTAAAAAAATGATTGATTATCTGCCGCCGTTTATGCAACAGTTTGAAGAAATGAAGCAATTGATGCAGAGCGAGGATAAGCAGGTGGCGGCTCTTAACATGGATACTACTAAAATATTACGAAATGCATTCATAGAGACTTCAGATGCAGAAGGTATCGAGCGGTTCGAAAGAATCTTACATATCATTCCAGGTGCTGGTGAAAATTTAGAACTCCGTCGGTCGCGTGTGTCAATGCGGTGGAATGAACGGATACCGTATACGCATCCGACACTTGTAAAATGTTTAAATGCCAGCCTAGGAGAAAACAATTATGATCTGTATTCAGATGAGGAGCATTATTACATACTCGTGTATCTGAAATTGAATGTAGCGGATCGTGTCGGAGTTGTTGAAGAACTGATCCGGCGTATGTCACCAGAGGATATATGCTACAAAGTTCTTCTTATTTATAATACGCATGCAGTTTTACACAAATTTACGCATGCACAGTTACATAACTATACACACAGACAGCTGAGAGAGGAGGTTCTGCCATGACAAAGACAAAGTATTATGATCTGCAGATGGATGATCCGCAGGATGATTATGATGTGGAAGTCGTGAATGCCAATCTGAAAAAGATTGATGAGCAGATGAAAACAAGAGAAAATGCAACGGATGCATTACAGGAGCCGGAGTTTACAGTGGCGGAAAAAAGAGAAAACATTGCATCCAAGGAAAAAATGCCGAAGATCTTGGGGAAGATTGCTAAATTCTTTACGGATTTAAAGACGGTCGCATTTTCCGGAAAATATAGTGATCTGGATGGCAAGCCAGCAATAGTGAACAATAACACTGCAACAGAAGCCGGAAGTGCCCTCGATGCACGACAGGCAAATCCGACCATCGAGGGAACCATGGCAAATCAGATATCGCAATTAAACAGTGATTTG